TGACGGATGGTGTCGCTGGTCGCGCCGGCGAAACCAGTTCGGCCTTGTACTCAATCGAGACGTCCGCGCTCGGCGACGACCAGTAGATTTCCACATACTCGCCGGCATTGACAGACACGAAGAAGTTCCACGCCGCGACGAGCAGACCGTCGCCGCCGCCGTGCTTCTTCGGGATCGTCAGCTCGGTGTTCGTGTTCGCAAGGTTCGACCCGCCCTTCGCGAGCCAGACGCTGATGTTCTGCTCGGAGCTGTTGTTGACGTTCTTGAACTGCGCGCTGAACTGGACGTTGTAGACAGAGGTTCGCGGGAACGTGATGCGCGTGTTCGACACGACGGAGATGCCGAAGGCGAAGTCCTTCGTGTCAAACTCCATCGCGGTCGCGGTGTTCGCGCTGCACGGCTGGTCGGACAGATCGAACCAGGCACCCGTGTACGGGGCGCGAGCGAAGTACAGGTCGCTGCCGTCCGGGTCGCGCATGCCGACGACGTCGCCCGTCGTGTTGTCAAACAGCAGGTTTGTCCCGACCTTCATGTACGGCATCGCGTCCCCCTTTAGAGTTCGACCCCGGACGGCGAGCCGTACCCGGAGAACATGTTCATCACATCGGTCAGGGCGTTCTGGTTCCCGGTCGGGGCGGCCGCCATGTTGCGGACGGTCTTCGACTGCTGCTCCATCGCGGCGGCCTGCTCCTTCGCGGCCATCGCCTGGTTGCGAGCCTGCCGCAGGACGGCGACCTCCTTGTCGGCGATGATGAGCGACGGGTCGACGCCGAGCATGTCGGCGTAGATGTCTGCCCATTGGTCGCTGTCGAACTTGTCGAGGATGTCGGGCTTCATCTGCGCGATGGAGCCGAGGTTCCCGACGAAGCGGTCGACGGCGTTGGTGCCGATGGCACGCTGCGCCTGCGCGAGCATTGACACGAACTCGACGTTCAAGTCCATGCCCTGCAATTCCTCGGGTGCCGGCGGCAGCATGCCGCTCTGCACCATGCGCGTGAACGTGATGTCAATGAGCGGGTCGAGCAGCTCGTTGTGCAGGCGCTCGAGGACGGGGCCGAGCATGAGGAGCTTCTCCTCATGGCGCTCGGCGACCTCGGTCGCGGTCATGCGGGTGTTGGGCTGCGTCGCCAGCATCAGGAACAGGTCGGCGTAGAACGCGCCACGGACGCGCTCTCGGACGTCCTGAATGTCCTGGAGCAGGTAGTTCAGGTTGAGGTTCACCTCGAACGCGCTGCGGATTCCCTGCGACGCGCCGTCGACGAACGTGATCCCGCCGGGGAGCGTGTCGACGTCCCGGTTCTTCATGCCGGCCGACACCTGGAGCGGCGGCTTGGTCTGGTAGTCGATGGCCTGCGCCTTGCGGAGCTGCTCGTGCTGGAGCTGCTTGATGTCGCCGAGCGCCTCCATGCCGGGGCTGTTGCCGTAGATGTCGCCGCCGACAACCGACCAGCGGGGGCAGACGGCGGGGAACTGCATGAACCCGCTCTCGCGCAGGAACACGCCGTCCTCGCCGCCGACCTCGAAGTACCACGACCCGTAGGGCATGTTCTTGCCGTCGCGCTTCGACATGTCGCGGTCGGCGCGAGGCTCGATGGCGTGGATGACCGGCACCCATTGGTCGAGGTTGCCCGTGCTGTACATGTTCTGCACCGACACGCTGCACTTCTCGAGGCCGAACTCCTTGACGATCTGCGAGACGGTCATCTCGAACTCGCGGTACAGGGTGCAGACCCGCCCCTGCGCGTCGGTCGAGATGCAGTACTCGCCCGTCGTGAGCGGGTAGTGGTGGATGACCTGCTCGAAGTCGGGCAGCACGATGCTCGCGCCCGTGCCGAACGCGCCGAGTTCCTCGTACATCAGGTGCAGCGAGCGGTAGGTGTTCGACTTCTGGAACACGCGCTGCATGCGCTTGGTGACGTCGTCGAGCCAGAGCTTGACGGGCTGGTACGAGTTCAGCTCCGGGTCGGGCGTCGCGAGCCGGAACCATTGCCGCGCCGGCGAGGTCGCGCCCGACATCAGCCCCGCGCCGAGGGTGCGGAGCGCGCGCGTCCCGGTGTTGTCGTAAATGGCGTTGTGTCGACGCCAGCCCTTGTCGCGATCCTGGCGGAAGTAGCGCCCGTTGCGCGGGAGCAGGTAGGAGGTGATCTCCTGCCAATGCGCGAGCCACGACGCGCGCTCGCTCTTGAGCTGGCCCCACCGGGTGAACAGCCGATCCCGCGTGGGAGCATCGGGATACGAGGAGTTGTCTCCGGTGTACTGGCTCATGGGTCAGCCTCCGAGGAGCGACGAGCGCCCGAGCTGGAGATCCTGCGGGTTCACGCCCATCGGCCCGGTCAGCATGGTTCCGGACGGGCCGCCCATGCTTCCCTCGGCGGCGTTGTCCATGATGGCGGCGATGTTCGGCTTGCGGCGGTTCGCGGCGGACATCGCGATCTCCGACTGCCGCTGCTGGCTGCGAGCCTGCGCGGCCGCCTCCGTCTGCGCCTGCTGCTGCTGCTTCATCGCCTTCTCCTGCGCGGCGGCACCGCGCTCGCCGGCGACGATGGAGTAACTCGTTCCGGCAGCGGCGATTCCGGCGGCGACGCCGGCGATGATGGTGGAGATTCCTGCCATGTCAGATTTCCTTCACGTGAGAGCGTTCGGTGTTGACGTATCCCATGCGCGACAGCATCCTCGCGATTGGCGTCTCGCCGTTGATGACGAGTTCGCTCATGCACAGGAGCCTCGCGCCCGATTCCCTTGCCCATTCCTCGAGCGCCGCGATCAGACGGAACGGGATGCGCGTCATGCGGTGCGCCGGATCAACCCACCAGGCGAGTTCGACGGCGCACGAAATGCTCGGCGCGAACCACATCGGAGCGATGATCCCCGCGATGACGCCGACCAGCTTGCCCTCGACCTCGGCGACGAACATCACGCCGGATCGGATCACGGAGATGATGCCCGTGCGTATGTCATCGTCGGCTGGCGCGATCATCGTGCCATACGCGCTGTAGCCGATGAACTCGCGTGCCATTGCGGTCAATTGGTCGACGTCCTGTTCGGTTGCCTGCCTGACCATGACTCTATTCCTCCATGATGCGATTACGGTTCCCGTTCGTATGGGTCGTAGTCGCTGCCGCGCTTGGTGATGCGGTCGCGCACCTCGCGCGGGAGCTGCTTGCTGACGGCGAACGAGAACGTGAGCGCGAGCGCGTCGGCGATGTCGGGCGATCCGCCGCCTTGCAGTCGCTTCTTGATCTCGTCCTTCGACTCGAGGACTCGGCGACCGACCGTGTCGTAGGAGTAGGTCGGCGTCGACAGCTCGACTTTCAGCGTGGAGCTGTCGGGGATCGCGCCGCCGGCCTCGAGCCACTCCTTGACAGCCCACCACATCTCGGCGCGCTTGTTGACGAACAGGTTCGGGTAGGTGGCCTTGCCGCCGAACGCGACCTCGGTGACGTCGTAGCCGAGCTGCCGCAGGCGGTCGATCACGCCGGCACCAGCGCCTGCGTCGATGAACACCGCGTCGGGGTCGCGATCCTCGATGACGTTGGCGACCAGGCTCGCGAGGCTCATGTTGTCAATGCCGTGGCGGATGATCGGCTCCTCGGCGCGCAGCCCCTGCCGCAGCATGATGACGCTGCGGTCATCGCCGAACCGGGCCGGATCGACGCCGATCACCAGCGGGGAGTCGATGATGTCGCCGTCCGCGTACTCGCGCTCGGAGGCGGCCTCGGCGTCGGCGAGCGCAATGAGCTGGTCGTCGCCTGCCGCGCTGAAGTCGCACAGGAACTCGCGAGCGAACGCCTCTGGGGACATGTCGCGCTTCAGTCGGGCGACCTCGTCGGGGTCGAGCGCGTCGGTGTCGTTGACGGTGTACCGCTTCGCCACCCAGTCCTCGAGGTTCCCGGCCTTGTAGTACAACTCCGCGAACAGGTTCATGCCGGCGGGTGTGCCGATGAACAGCGCCCATCCCTTGCGGTCGGCGAGCGCAGGCTGCACGATCTCCGTCCATACCTCGGGCTTGATCTGGGCGACCTCGTCAATGACCGCACCGTCGAGGCGGATGCCACGCAGGGCGTCGGGGTTGTCGCCGCCGAACAGGCGGATCGTCGCGCCGTTGTGCTTGAACGTCACGGCGAGATCGACCTCGTTGACATCGACTGCCCCGGTCGCGCGCAGGGGGCCGAGCTTGTCCTTCAGTCGCGCCCACGCGATGGCCTTCGCCTGCTTCAGGAACGGGGCGACGTACACGAAGAACCCGAGTTCCCGGCTGCACTTGACAGCGCGGTTGATGAGTTCCATGATCGCCAGCTCGGTCTTGCCGGCGCGGCGGTGCAGCACCAGGACGGTGAACCGCCGCTTCAGGAGGTGGCACTCGCGCTGCCACGCTCGAGGCGCATACGTGAGTTCAATGTCCGTCTTCGGCATCGGGGACGTTGGTCTTCAGGACGATGCTGACGCCGCCGGCGTGGTCGACGCCGACCCGGTCGCCGTACTTGCGCGGGTTCCACTTCGCGAGCAGCTTGAGGCGCGTCTCGATCTGGAGCTTGCGCCATTGCACCTCGACGGCATCGCGGGGCGGGGTGTCCGACAGCACCTGGCATTGCTCGGCCAGCGCGTCGTGTCCATCCTCGCGCGCGCGCGCGATGCGTGCGGACGTTTCCTCGTCCTCCTCGAGCCACTCGTAAATTGTTCGCCACGATGGGTTTCCGGCGATCCTGCACCACTCGCGCAGGGGCTTGCCGTCCCCGATCCACGCGACGAGATCGTCAAGCAGGCGTGTTCGGTCTTCCCTGCTCCACGCGCTTCCAAGCTTTGGGGGTTGCTGCCCTGCGCTGGTAGCGGCAGATTTTCTTGACGGTTTCAACGTGGAGTCCGAACTGCCTTGCGAGGCGTCGGTACCCGATGCCGTGGTCTTCGTGGAGTTCGCGGATGGCGTTGACGGTTTCGTCCGTGATCGTGGCATTGTGGTGTCCCTCCCCGATTCGTCTGCCGTTCTCGTTCACGGCGACCATTCTGGTTTGCCCAGCAGGGGGGCTAGAAGGCATCAGGATCGCTTCCGTGCCTTCCGGCGGGTGTCGGCACGGTTGAACTCTCGGGCGACCTTCTGGGAGATTCCCGCGCGCTTGGCGAAGGCGGCGTTGTGAGCGGCCGCTGCCATGAACTTGCGCTGCTTTGGTGTCTTGCTTGGCAATGGGTTCAGCTCCTGCGCTGAAGGACGAGGTCGAATCCGGCGGCGTTGGCGATTGTCAACACCGAGTCGAACGCTGGCTTTCGGCGACCGATGACGGTGCCGGGTGACCCGAGCAGGCATCGGACGGTGTGTGCGCGGAGGAGGCCGGCGGCCTCGAGCTGACGGGCGAGTCCGCTGCGGGTCATGCCCTGGGAGGCGACCTCCTCGGTCACCGCCGTCTTGAAATCGTCATACGAACGGATATGCATATGCGGGAGCATATCAATCGGGGTCGACGAGCTGCCCGAAATCTTCGCTCGTTGCCGCCCAGACGATTCGAGCGGTGCCTGGGCCGAGGAAGTTCTGCTCGATGTTGTCCGTCACGAACGCCCGTGCATCGGGCATTGACATGTTCTCGTCGTCGCGCAGACGGGCGGCGATCATGTCCCCGCTGTAGACGGCGACCGGGACGCCTTGCGCGTCGGGCGGCAGCGGGAACATCTTGCCGAGGAGGCAATCGTCGAGGCCGCCGAGGAGGATGGACGCCGGCTGCTTTCGTCGACGCTTGCCCATGCACCGCAGTTTACCGAGGGGTCGTTGCGTACTAGAGATTTCCGCAGACGCTGCTGCGTCGCTGCGCTGCGCCTACGGCTCCGCGCCGCAGCAGCTCGCGCATATCAGCCATATGGGCGGAGTTGGAAGGTCGTACCCGCCGGGGGTTGCAATTCAGTCTGCACGGTGAACGCAGAGGGAGTGACCCCGCGAGGGGGCCACATCGACCAGCCCACACGGAGCCACGCTTTCGGTCGAGCCACGAATTTCACCATTTCGCTGGAGGACTGCCAGCCGCTGCCTTCGTGGGGGAGCGCGCCCTTTCGGGCGGCGCAGGTTAGGGTCACGCCCTGCGTCTACATCCATGATCCCCTACCGCGCCGGGATCTGCTTGCGGCATTGTTGCTCCTGGGAGCAGGTTCGGTACAATGCAACCGCGATTTGAGCAGCCCGCATCATAGCGACCCCCGCTCGTGATGCAACCGCAAAGTAGCGCAGGCCTCGGCTTGCGCTTCTTTGTTGGCGGGGTATAGTCCTCGCCGGCGCGTTGGCGAGATGCCCAGGATCGTTTCCTGTTCGCCGCGCGCCGCTACGGGTAGCCACGGACGGCTCCCACCCCTGCCCCCGGATGCGCGCCCTGCTGGCTTCGTGCCGCAGGGCGCGTTTCGTCGCGGATCAAACATGCACGACACCGAGGACAAACGCTGGTGGTGCAAGCACGGGCAGCAGCTCGAGGTCGCGTTCGTTGACAACTGCGCGAGGATCGGGCTTCGCGCGCGAATCAACCCGGACAAAGCCACGAACGTCTACGCTCCCGACCTCATCGTCAACGACTGCCTCGCTGACCTGAAGGCGCAGACGACGCCGTTCTTCTCCGCTCGCAAGTACGGCATGAATCCACGGTTCACCGTGACGTTCAACCGCAAGGACTACGAGCGATACCGCGAGCTGTACCCCGACCTGGTCGTGTACTTCTGGATCAACTGGCAAATGCTGTCGTGGCGTGACATTCATGTCAAGCCGCTGTCGGCCGTCTTTCGCTCGCCGTTCGGCCGTCTTGCCAGCATGGTGACGAGCGGCGCGGCCGAACACCAATACCGCCGGCGCGAGGATGACCGCTCCGGAAACGCCAGAAGTTCGTTCCTCATCGACGCCCGGTCGCTTGAGTTCGTTGCCCCGCTACATTTGTGAGGATCTGTAGCACTTTCGCTCCATCGGGCGAGGTTGCATCACGCGCTATATTCCCGCGTATGAACCCGTATCGAATCGAACCACCGTTCTACGTGTCTTTCAGCGGAGGAAGGACGAGCGGCTATCTGCTTCGCCATGTTCTTGACGCATGGGGAGGCACGATGCCGAAGGGCGGCCATGTCCTGTTCGCGAACACGGGCCGCGAACACGATGCGACGTATCGGTTCGTGGAGCTGATCGGCAAGGAATGGTGCGACGTCACCTGGATCGAATGGTCGCCGGACGGATTCGCTGTCAAGAAACCGGAGGAGGCGGATCGAACTGGCGCGCCGTTCGCTGCACTCATCGCCAAGAGAAACTATCTGCCGAACCCGATCACTCGGTTCTGCACCAGCGACCTCAAGGTCATACCCATGAAGAAGTACATGCAGTCGCGTGGGTATTCGGATTTCACCACGGTCATCGGACTTCGTGCTGACGAGCAGCGCCGGGTAAGCAAGCTCCGCTCCGACCCGACACGTGACATTGCCATGCCGCTAGCCGACGCGAACGTAACTCGCGACGACGTAGTGTCCTGGTGGAAATCGCAGCCGTTTGATCTTGAGCTGCCCAACGATGACCCGGCATTCGGTAATTGTGACCTGTGTTTCCTGAAGGGAGCGGCGCGGATCGAGCGCGTGATGCGAGCAGAACCGCATCGCGCCGAATGGTGGGCGGCGCAAGAACAAGCCATTTCTGCTCGGTTCCGCAAGGATCGACCGACCTATCGCCAGTTGCTGACGCAGATCACGGTTCAAGGCGAGCTGTTCCAGCATCTCGACGACACCACGATTCCATGCGACTGCACGGAGTGATGGGACACAGCGGCGCTTCGCACCGCCTGTCCCCGGCGAAAGGTTGTTGCTACCCCAACGGGTGATCGTCGCGCCGGCGTACCTCGCGGCCTTCAGGGCGCGCCCGTGCGGGTGTTTGGCGTCGACTGCCGCAGACCCGCGTCCTCGCAAGCGTAGTATACGCGCACGATGCCACGCCATGCTTCTCTCCCGTATCACCTGTACGTCAACGTCTGCAACTCGGCGCTCGGGCCGAACATGCCGAAGGGCGTGACGCGCGGCATCTGGCACGCCGCGTACTGCCGGCCGGGACAGGCGATGCTCGCGCACGTGCTGCTCGAGAGCGGCGCGAACTGGTGCGGCGTGCCGCTGCATCTGATGTCCACCTTGACGACGTTCGGCAACGGCATCGACTCGCTCCAGCCCTGGGGCGGCATGGGCGAACACCTTGAGGTCGTGCATCTGACCTACCTCGAGGGGCTGCTGTGCATGGGCGTGAACCGCAACGACGGATTCACCGGCCGGCACACCGGGCTGGCGTTCGATTGGGCTGACGGGTTCAGCCGCTACCCGCAGGAACACAAGCCGCTGAACCTCATCGAGCGCGGCGACGGGCAGTTCATGCTGCTCCCGAACAACCACGTGCAGTACCTCGACAGGCACTTCACGAAGTTCTCGAAGGGTTCCGAGGACTTCAGGCACTACCGCCGTGGTGAAGAGGTCTACTGGCTCGACTGACGCCTGTATCCCAAACCCCACAGCAGGCGAGAGAGGTCATTCGCCAAGTCGGTGACGGCCTTCTCGTCCAGCTCCTGCCGGCAGGCGTGTATGGCTTCGTGGAGCGTAGTATCCAAGCGCTCCTCCTCGCTCTGCCAGGTTGCGACGCGCAGCACGCGACCGGCGGCACGGCCCGGATCGACCATGTCGCCGAAGTCGTGCAGGTTCGGGCTGAACCTCAACGTCCAGTACTTGCCGCCGAGTCGGACGCGCATGGTCGGCTCACTTGAAGCCGCGACGCATGGCCGCGAACGCGGCGGGACTGACGGTGGACTTGGACTTCGACCTGCTGGTGCCGGCCTTGCGTCGCGCGTTGATGTTCGCGTACAGGCCGCGCTTCGCTGCTTTCTTCGCCATGATGGTCATCCTCTCGAGGTCTTGCCGCTGCACTTCCACTTCGCGCGGGACAGTCGCAGCGGACTGTTGGGGTTCTTCGCCGCAGCCGGGTGCGACTTCATCTGCGCGAAGCTGCGCGCGCAGTAGGCGTCGCCCTTCGCGGTTCCGGGCTTGATGCGGTCGCCGCCGCCCTTCGCCTTGCCAGCCTGTCCGTAGGAAACCTTGCGCGTGCGTCCCGTCTCCGGGTTCCGCACGACCTTGACGAATCTTTTGCCCTTTGCTGGCGTCGGCATGTCTGTCCTTCTGAAACGGCTAGTGTGCGTCCATGATGTCCCACGCGATGCGCGGGTGACCTCGGGAGCGACCGCCGTGCTGGTCGTTCTCCGTCTCCCATCGTATGAACAACCGAATCCATTTCGCGCGCAGGCTCGTCGGCCCCGGCCCCTTCTCGACGATCCATCCGCCCGAGCCGTCGCCCCAATCCTGCTTGTAGGTTCCGCAGCGGACGAAGTCACAATGCCGATTGCGGATCTCGTACACGCCGTTGCGAGTCTCGAGGTATTCGCGAGCGACGCCGACGATGTTTGAGTGGTGGTTGTGGCCGACCGCGATGCAGTCGACGCCCTCGAGCCACGACATCATGCGCCTGCTGTCAAGGACGCCCATCGACATCGGTGCGCCGCCGCCCGACCCGTGGTGGTATCGCATCGTCCAGGTGAGCTTGCAGTTGTTGACGCCGACGCGCAGCTTGAACCAGCCGCCGTAACCGCCGGCACCGATCTGCGACCTGGGGTTGATTGACTTGATGGCGCGGACGAGGTTCGTGGTCGGGCAGGTTTCGTGGTGCTTGAGCCACGCGGATTCGTGATTGCCCTGCCCCATGAACGCCCAGTTCTGCGCGTATGGCGCGTAGCGTTCGGCCGTCTCGTTGATGACGGCGTCGAAGTACGCGGCGGCGGCGTGCGAACTGCGAAGCTGCGACTTGCATTGCCGGCGGTCGCTCGCGCCCTGCATCAGGTCGAGGCAGTCACCCAGGTCGCAGATGATCGCGCCGCGCTCGACGGCCTCGCGCAGGTGCTTCTCCTCAAGCGCCCGGTCGCACTTCGTGTTGTCGGTGTGCGCGTCCGAGCGCAGGAGAATCCATTGCTCCCACGACCGGAAGTTGTCGCCGACGCAGTCAACGATGTGGATATTCCGTCCGTGGTGGGTGACCGTCCATGATGGCGCGGCGACCGTGCCTGCAGTCGGCTTCGCGCGGCGCACGGGCTTGCTGGTCTTGCCCACGCGCCGACCCTACCACGACTTGCGGCCATTCCGAGATTCAGAAAATAATCTTCTAGATTCCTCAAGTTCTGCCACTTGACAACCGATATACGACTGCATAACTTGCCCCTGTCAATGAACGGCACGTTGCCCGACATTGACGGACAGCAGAGGAGACAGCCATGCAGGTGATGACCGTCAACCGTGGACTCGAGAACCCCGTGATCCGCAACCGACACCGCGACGTCCTGCTCACCGCCGCCGAGCAGCTTGCCACGCCGTCCGCGAGCCGCCTGGTTCGCGCGCATCAGGCGTTCAACCACGCCGACTACGACAACACGCCGGCGTTCGACGCCGTCGTCGAGGAACTCGCGCAGGCCGAGGACGCATTCCTCGCGCTGCACGGCGGAACGGAGGTGCGCCTGTGAAGTCGGACACCGCCGTCACCATCGACCGCATCTTCGAGATGGTCACCGTCCTGCACGCCAAGCCGCTCACGCGCGCCGACCTCGCTCGTCGCTGGAACATCACGCCGAGGCAGGTGTCGAACATCGTTCTCCGCGCCCGTGATTGGTGCAACGTGCAGATCGAACACGAACCCGGCATCGGGTATCGCGTCGTGAATCCCGGCATCCTCTACCCGAAGGCGGTGCGACGATGAACCTGTTCGACGCAGCAGAATCGGAACGGCGCAAGGACGCCGGCATGGCGCTCGCCGCCGACAACCGCGAGGCGATCCTCGAGGTCGCACGCGAGCGCGCGCGGTTCGTCGCCCGTGAGCGTGGCGAGGTGTCAATGGACGACGTCGCGGCCGCACTCGTCGTGAACGGGTACGACCCGGCCGAACTCGGCAACGCCGCCGGCAGCGTGTTCCGTGGCCGCGAATGGGTGTGGACGGGGCAATTCGTCAAGAGCGCGCGCGCTGCTAGCCACTCAAATCTTCTCCGAGTCTGGAGGCTCGCATGAGCGACCGCATCATCAACATCGAGCAGACGCTCGACGTCTTCAGTTCCGACGTCGGCAACGACATCGCCGACTACGTCGCATCCAACGACATCACGCTCACCGTGTCAGCGCGTTGGATCGAGGAGGAGTACGAGCTGCACTCAACCTGGGGCAGCCTCACCAAGTTGCGTCGCTACCGCCTGTCGGATTGGACGATCCTGTCCGTGAACCTGAACGGCGTGCCGCTCACCAACGACAACATGCCGAGCGCGTTCCCGATGCAGGCGGTGATCCAGGCGATGGACGGCAAGCCCGTCCGCGAGCAGCTTGAGTCGCTCGGCCCGAAGGCGAGGCGCAAGTGAGATACCTGTCCGTCTGTAGCGGCATCGAAGCCGCGAGCGTTGCGTGGCACCATCTCGGCTGGACGCCTGTCGGCTTCAGCGAGATTGAGCCGTTCCCCGCAGCGGTGCTGGCGCACCGATTCCCCAACGTCCCCAACTTCGGAGACATGACCCAGTATGAGCAATGGCCCCTTCAACCCGGATCAATTGATGTTCTCGTGGGCGGAACTCCCTGCCAGTCCTTCAGCGTCGCAGGACTGCGAAAGGGACTCGAAGACCCTCGCGGAAACCTCATGCTCACCTACCTGGCAATCGCTGCTCGGCTCCGACCTCGGTGGATTGTCTGGGAAAATGTCCCCGGTGTTCTGTCCTCGAACGGAGGACGGGACTTTGGCACCTTCCTCGGGGCGCTGGGCGAACTCGGGTATGGGTTCGCGTACCGAGTGCTGGACGCTCAATACGTGCGAGTGGGGGGATGGCCCCGAGCCGTCCCGCAGCGCCGGCGACGTGTCTTCGTTGTCGGATGTCTTGGAGACGGGACCGCTGCCGCCGAGGTTCT